AAATAACGGATTAAATGTTTGTTGTGCTTGACTCTCTGCGTAAGTTGGGAATGCTCCTAAGATGCCAGACTGAAATGACAATGCCTGTTGAGGTTGTAAATATTGTCTTTGTAGATTTTGAAACTCTGCAGCTCTCTCTGCTTGCCCGATACCTCTCTCAGTTGCACCAATTCTAGCTAATGTACTCACATCACGCTCTAATACACCGGACGCTATGGGATCTAACTGAGCAAAAGCTTGGCCTATGCCTGCTTGTGTCCTGCCTATATTAGCTAAATTCTGTGCCGCTAATTGACCTCTTCTTTGTTGATTTTCAAAAGCTTGTTGCGCTGCTCTTTGTGCTTGTTGGAATCCACTAGATAATAAACCAGCTATACCTTGGCCTAATTGTCTTTGAAAACCCGTGGCTGCCTCAGCGTCCAATACGCCTTGTCTATCTCCACCAAACGCACCAGCTTTTACTGCAGATGCATCTCTACCAGCTTGTTGTATGTTAAACTGGCGTTGCATCTCTTTAGTGTATTCATCAATTACCTGTTGTTGAAACGGGTTCATAAATTGCTGTGTAGAGGCAGGGTCGAATGCACCAGTAGATGCTTGTGCCTGTGTTGCGGCATTTGCTGCAGATAAAGATGCTTGTCCTAAAGATCCGACACCCATGTTTAAAAACTCTGGTCTGCTAGCTACACTTGTTCTTGCTAAATCTAAGGCTTGTTGCTCTGCACCTGAAATAGGTTGCACCGTTTCACTTGGTAGTGGTGGTAAATCTCTTACTAAATCCTCTGATGTTTTAAAAAGGTTAGCGTAATATTGATTTCTTAATTCTTCTAATGTTGCCATTATACCATCGCCATCCTCTCTTGACCTTCTTCAAATGTTTCTGCGTCTTTATCAAAAGCAGTCTGTAACGCATAAAGATTTTCTGGTCCTATTTTATCTGTGGCTTCTTTCGTAATTATAAACTCACCATTTGAAATATCTGTGGGCACCTTAGCTTCACTGCTTACAAATCTTATCGAGTCACTCTTACCGGTCCCTGGTCCGGTGACTAAGCCACTAGGTTCTCCAGTTAAACTGTTAATACCAATGCTAGTCAATTTTTCTCCACCTTTTAAGTAGCCTGCTATGCCGCCTGTATTTTGAAAACGACTCTCCTCTAAACTTTTTCTGTAATCATCTGTCATACCAGTTATATTAGTTAAAGGTCTTGGGTCTACATCTTGTAAAGATGGATCTTGTGATGCACCATAAAGACCAAGAGCTAAACTTGCTAATTCTGTATTAAAATTACCGTCTTTATCAAAGAATAAACTACCACCGAGTTTTGTAGCTCCCTCTATGATATCATCTACTACGCTACCTGTGCCTCTAGCTTTGTTGGCTGCATCTTTTAAATCTTTTATACTAGTGGGTGTTTTAAATCTTCCAGTTGCACCTTCAGCAAATGTACCACCACTCATCACGCTTTCAGCTCCACCAAGTAATGCTTGTATACCTAGGTTTCTAACTACATTTTCTGGTTTGTCGCCCGCTAATAAACCTATGCCACCTTGAAGAACAGCAGGATTTCTAAGAAAGGGAGGTAAACCTTGCATAAAACTTGCACCAGGTAAAAGAGCACCAATACCTAATTGAACAACAGGATTTTTTAGAAGTTTCTTAGCGCTTTTAAATATATTTTTTAACATTATTCATCCCCAGTAGCTGCTCCACTAAACAAATTTGGTGCAATAACATGCACGTCTCTACGAATATCTTCTTCTTTAGTTTCTGTTGCAGGGTTGGCGATGTCAGCATCCACTTCTTCATGGCTGCTATACTCATGTCCTGTTTTTGTGTTTGTAACAGTCGTTTCTACCTTAGCGCTATAGACAGGCACTTGTTTGCCATTAATTGTTTCATAGCGTAGAAGAACTGGTTCATCTACAATTTTTGCCATAATATAGTTTTATAGCCTTAAAACTAGGAAATCAATAGGTTTATATCTTAAAACCTAAGTTGCCTGATATAGAGATTCTGTACTCATCAGACGTGTAAAAAGGATAGACACAATGATTTAAATTAGCCGGAAAAAGAGCCACTTTACCCTCCCAGCTATTATCAACGTGTAAAGCCTCTTGTGTAATTCTACCTGACGGATCAGAAAAAAAGAAAGCAAACATACCTGCTCTAAAATCATCATGCTTCATGCTAGCTAATCTTTCTTTTTCATCTTTCATAGTGTAGGGCACTTTGTGCCATATCACAAAACTATACAAACCATCATGCACATGCATTGGATTAAACTCATATTTTTTTTGAAAGTTTACCCACAGGTTAAATAGCTCAATTTCACAAGCTTTGTAGTTTATTGTAGAGTGTGCTTTTTTAAAATAATTTGGATATTTTTCCTGATGCTTTATTATCATTTGCATTAACATAGGTGAGACTGCAGCTTTACCTTTTGGTATAGAATACTCATGTTTAATGTTGCCGGCGAGGTCTTGATTCAAAGGCGATAGACCCTTTTCTTCAATAACACCATCTAAAATACTTAATATTTCTTTAGGCACGTCTGCTATTACATACATTATTGTTGTTGTTTAACCTCTAAAACTGACACCTCTATCATTGCTCTAGAGGCAGCATTTGCTTGAACTTTCATAGAGTCTCCCTCTTGATATACCATACTAGTGCTAATAGTATTAGTGTTTGAGGCCGCCACATCAACTTGAAAAATTTGAAAATCTGCACTTCCATTATTGTGGTCTACATTAACAGTCACCGCTGAAGACCCGTCATAGTTATGAGTGTTAATTGTTTTAACAATAAAGGTGGACACAGGAACTGGAGGTGTAGCTGCCACGTTAGCAGTTGGAACAGTAAACACCGTTGTCAGGTCTGTTGTAGTAACATTAGTTATAAATCTTTTAAAAACATCAGCCATTAGAAAAAAACCAACTCCTTCTTGTAGACTCCTCTTGTGTGTCTTGTGTGTATTGTGTATTCAATTGTTGTATCATTTCTTCAAGTTGTCTAATTAATTCAGCTGACTGTTGAGCATCATACTCAGGTCTTGGGTCAGGAAATCTTTGTAATATTAATTTTGCCATTATTGAATATTACATGTCAAAGATAATTTTGCATCACTTATTTCTATGACTTGATGATCCACACCTTTATCAAACCAGATCACATCTTGATCTTTTAAAACTACCTCTTTTTCATCAATAATCCACCTAGATGTGCCATATATGTTTTTAACAATAACGGGATATTCATGATTATGTTTAAAAAAAGATACTGATTTTTTACCATTACCAAAGTATAAGTTACAGTTTATGTGTTTTTGATAGTTTTGATTCAAAAGTTGTTGAATAAGCCAAAGGTCTTTAAATAAAGAGCCAATGTTAGAAATTATTAAAGAATAACCCTCCTCATAAGATTTTATACAATCTAATGAGTTTATATAATCGTCATCATCAAAAAAATCTTGATGTTTAGTACCATCCTCTTTTATTGCCTCAACACTTGGTTGAAGGTCACGTGAATAAAGTTTAGGCCAACGATATCTATCTAACAATCTCTCTAAAATAGTGTCCTCTGTTATAGAAATCTTTTGACTTTTTAATTGTTGTATAAGCTTATCTTCTACCATCAGGTTGTATATCAAATCTTTGAGTTCCTAATCTCCATGCTGTTCCTGTCGTGTTTGATACAACATTAACTGTGAACTCTCGACCTCTGCCTCGTAAGCTAACAAAATCCGTATTATCTTGAAAGCTAACTGTTTTTGTAACGCTTGTGCTATTATTCGGATAGTTTTTAAATTCTAATTTAGCGTTCAAAACACCTTCTTGATCTTCTATATCGGGTATTAATTTAGATACAAAAGAAAAGTCATTACCCTCTCCTATTTGAACAACACCTGATTTTACAAAAGCAGTTATTGCAGCACCGTCACCATTGTTTCCTGTTTCATGTAAAAACACTGATGAGGCACCATCAGTTAATCCACTTATAACTTCATTGTTAGCAGTAGCTGTAGAACTGTACTCTGTCGCTATAGGATTATCATATACTTCTCTATCAATCCATGTTGTTCTTGATAAAGTGCCAGTCCACCATGTGCCTTCTAGGTAGTTGTAAGCAACTATGGCGTTTATTTGATCAGATCCTGTTCTAGGATAAAACCACATAATCTCATTAAACTCACCATTATGTCCTGCAAAGGCGTTTTCTGATCCAGTCACATTAATATTGTTAAAAACAAATTGCTCTACCGTACAAGGTAATTTTTTTACAGAACCATCAAATAAAAAGAAAGAATCTTGTGACATCCAATAACTTACACCATTAATATCAACACCTGCATGACTTCCAATAATA